AAGACTGGTGCGACTTCTACACCACATGCAGTTGAAGATGCTTCACCGATTACTATTGTTGATTCTGACTTCAAATGTTTGAATGACTATCGAGATTCACTACTTAAAGCGACATCAGAAAAGGTGATGCAATGAAACAACTATCTGAAATGAACTGGACTGACGGTACGGCTAAGGCACTCAAGGCTGCTGCGTCTCAAATTGAGAAGCGAGAGAAGTCTATGCACACTGCCGAAGAAGATTACTATTCCGACCCACAGGTGATGGTGACGGACTTACTGACTGGCTCCACTGTTATGCTGGTGACTGAACCGCACACTGGTGGAAAGACTCACGGGCATGGTTATCGAAACTGTTCACAAGTTGAGCAACGCATACCAAGGAAGTTGCCTATGAAAAGAATCATGCGACGATTACTCAGTATGGCTATCCGCAACTTCGTACCTGAGGATGCAGACCCCAACACCATAGGTCCAGTAGTCGAGAAGGCACTCAAAGACATCGCTGCTTTCATCGCAGACGAGTCTATTGAAGATGATGATAAACATGAGGCTGCTCTTAACTCAGCCCTTGAAAAAATACTCGGTCACACGATGACCACACGAGCAGGAGACACACTGCTCAAGATGCAAGCCATTCCACTCAGTACAGCATACATGGATGTGAATGCTATCAAAACTGAGATGGACAAACAATTGGAGGTAGAAATATGACAAAAAGAAAAATAAGAAAATGGACAGAAGCAGATGATACAAAACTGGTAGACAGATGGAATGACGGGGCAAGAATATCAGAAATTTCTGAAGAGTTGAAGCGTACACCTGCTGCGGTTAGCATGAGGTTAAGTAAACTGAGAAAGAGTAATGGTCCTCATTTCATTTGGGAAAGAATCAAAGCACCTGTGGCTCCTAAGCCTAAAGCAAGCCCTAAGCCCAAAGCAAAGCCTAAGCCGACTACTAAGAAAAACGATAAGGCTGTTGTTGATAAAACCAAATTAGATATAGGTCTGAAATTGTATAAAGAGTACACTCAGCAACTTGAGCGTGAGAACAAAGCACTTCTTCAAGCACTCAATGCAGCGAATGCTGTTATCAAAGTCTACAGTAAAAGAGATGAGGATTGATTATGAGTGAGAAGGCTGATGCTTTGATGCGTTCTGTTCAGGCACATTCTGAGGATAGAGCACTTGAGTTAGCAAGCAGTCTTGGATTAACGGTTGAACAGTTTGCCTCGGCAAAGATGATGCAGATGCGTATAGAACAATCACCTAAATGGTTTGCACCAAGAAGTCCTCATGGACTAATGGTTGATTGTATCTATCTCGTCGCTAAGAAAAGTGGGATGAAGATAAGTGCTGTTAAGATGAGAAACCATACAATGAAGATTTTTGGTGTAGGTACTCAACCACGAGCGAGCGTATGGCAAGATGATTTCACAGATGTCATCGAGGAATATACATGAAGTTCTCAGTGCTTGCTGACATTCATGAACGCTTGAGGTTGGGTTCTCAGAAACGCTCTCAACTACAACGGCTGATTACAAAAGAAGAAGCCTTGTACTTCTATGAGTTTTTCTTCCCTGACAAAGCGAGAGTGTCAACAAGCACTGCTATTGGAAAAGTGGCACATGAACTTTCATTGTTCTATGATGTCGCAAAGAGTATGTTGCCTGATGAAGAGGTATGGTATGCTCTTGCGTCTGAAAGTAATAAGTCAGCATCTCGTGCTCTCTCATGTCAACAGGTACTCGACCTTCCCTTTGAGTCGATGACATTCACAGACATCGCTTACAGGTTCAATGAAGTCGAGGCTCGTCTTGTATGGAGGTATTTGATGAAGGCTCAACCTCAGATTAGTAAGAGGTCTTTCTTCGGTATCATGTCGATGATAATGAATCTCCCTGCGAGATTGGTGAAGCAAAGTATGACTCGTGATACATTGATTAAAATGTTCGATGACCCTAACAGCATTCAATCACTTGAAGAGTGGTGGAAGCACAGTGCTTTCCCATCACCTGCTCGATGGCGACCTTGGATGAAACTTGTACCACCTGAGGATGATTACATTGCAGTGGTTATACCGAATGGTCAGTTGTACTTTACTTGGAAAGGAGAAGCAAGGACTCGCTCAGGTGAGCGTATAAGTTCAACTCTCTCAAATGATTATCTCATTGAGTGGTCAGGCGAGACGATGATTGACCGCATCGCTATATCTAATCCAACTGAAACATGGGAGTCGAGGCTACCGAAAGAAGTTGAATCTTTCAGACTACAAGAGCACGGAGCGTGGGAACAAATTATGTTGCGACTTAATGATGAAGATGTTCAGTGCGTGAGGCTCGTGCGAGCATCGAGTCACTACGAGCCGGATGAAATCATGGGTTTCACAATCTATCCCCATCGCTCTCGTGTTTTCTTACGACTACACTCAATTGATGAGAGTCGCTGGACATTGTCGGCTCTTGATGGTCTTGATGATTTTGAACCAGTGGCTAACATCTTGGACCCGAATGTCGGCGTTAGAAGTGTTGATGAAGATTCATGCGTGGTAATTGAGGTTGCTGTGTTAGCAGTCGACGGTGAAGGCTACATCAACCAGTGTCTTTTTATCGACACAAGACCGGATTTAGGTATAGGTGATGTCGCTCAGTTAACTGATTTAATCGAAAGGGGGTTGGAAAGTTGAATGAAGATATGATGCTCGGTCTTGGCTACATATTAGGTGGCATTCGTTTCAGTGTAAACATATCTAAAGCGAGTGATAGACCCTCAGGTTATCGAGTTAGACCTTGTGTTAGGTGGCAAAAGACACCACCACTATATGCCGAGCAGGTTGTTAATGAAGCACTATCGGTCGTCGGGCTTGAAGTTCAAGATGTGTATGATACGAAGAAAGAAGTTCTTGCATGGATTACATTCATACTACGAATGGATGACGCTTACAAGGTGCGTAAATTATTTGCAGACCAAGATGGACTCGGTGCTCTCCTGTGGGTACATGATAACCCTGCTCCTAAAACCTACGAGAATTTCATTCAATGGGCTGAAAGATATGACAATGAAATCGAAAGACTGGAGAGTTCACTACTTAAAGAAACATCAAAAGGGGTCTAATCATGTTTGAACCATTGACATTCTTGGAGATTGTAGGGCAACCTGAATTTGTATCAGATGCTTTAGAATGGAGTTCAAAAGATAAATACCCAAATGCTGTACTACTCTACGGACCACCGGGCACTGGTAAGACTACTGGTGGTAAAGTAATCGCTCGTGAAATGTTGAAAGATTTCTTTGACCCCATGAATTTCACCATGACTAATGCCAGTGACGATAGAGGTATTGATTTCATTCGTCATGAACTAAAGAACTGGGCTTCCATGAAAGCAATCGGTGCTGACCGTCGAGTCATATTACTGGATGAGGCTGACGGTCTAACACCTGCTGCTCAAGATGCACTGCGTCAAGTCATAGAGTTGAATGCAGACAATACGCTGTTTGTTCTTACAGCAAATGACATTACAAAGATTAGACCTGCTATCAAAAGCAGATGTGCCACCTATGAATTTGGACCTATTACACCCGAAGATGGTGCTTCACGCTTAATGCAGATTCTCCCTGAATTAGATAGAAAGCGTACTGATGAATGGTACGACGCTGCTCTTTACCTTATGCATCACTGTGGTGGTGATATGAGAAGAGCAATACAGAAGTGGGCTTATTCAGATACCCCACAAAAAATACTCGACATTCGTATTTCTGAGGCAAGTGGCTCAAAGGCAGCCCTCGCAGCAGTAGGCGGTGAGTGGATGAACATGCGTTCATCGTTATATTCCATGTTGGACAATGGCATGACGATTCATCAAGTCATGCGTTCATTCCATCAAAACCTTACATCCTTCTTTGAGATGGATGCTGATACAACATTCACAGTGATGGCTGTGCTTGGCGAGATGATACCACACATGTATGAGTGGTCGCTCGGTTCCTATTCCTTCGTTGACTGCCTTGTGGCACGATTGAAGAAGGAGGTGCAAAAAAATGAATGATGAATATGAAGAAGTTTATGAAGAAGAAACAGAAGAAACAAGCCAAAACACAGGGCTTCCCGCCGGTGTCATGGAAAGACTTAGTGCATACGCTGAGCGAACTAAGAAAGAGTTAGCCAGTGTTAAGCAAGAGTTCTATGATTACATAGCCAAAGAATACTTGTGTGAAGATGCTTCAAACGAAGATGAAGATTTGCTTGAAGATTGGGCAGAACAAATGCTTGTAGAAACCCGTAATGTGAGCAGTGGTGGAAGTAGCGGTGCTTATGCAGGTGTACCATTCGTTGGTATGTTTGTAGGTGTCGAACCAAACTCCCGTGACCGCCGTGGTGGACTTGTAAAGAGAGCAAAGCGTGATTTCACACTCGATGCTGGTGCTGCTGTAGGCAGTGGATTTGTAGGTCATTTCACAAAGGGCGATGGTGTTTGGATGCTGAATACATCTAACGGTGAAAAGCGTACAGAATTTTCAGTAGATGAAATTCCTGACCACTCTTTCTTAGCAGACGGTGAGCGTATTTGTTTACTAACAAAACAAGGTCGAGCAAAAGCGATGAGCATGATTGGAAGAAATTACTTCTTCCTCGGTGCTCCTGAAAGTGAATTTACAAATGACAATGCTATCCAACTATGGAGACTTGATTGTCAAGGTGAAGATGCTAACATGGTAGTCCGTATAGGTGAACCTTGTAGGATAGAAGCAAAACTCCCAAGCGACAATGCACCTGAGGGATTCAAAGATGTACTCAGCACTAACCTTGGTATTAAAGACAACATTACATACACTGATGAGTTCGTATCTGAATCAGTTAGACCTTTACTCAATCCAATGAAGATGTGGGTAGATTCTGAATTACATGGCTATTACGCTTCATTAGAAGATTTAGTAGAAGCCTTTGAATCAGGTAGCAGGTCGTTTACAATCAACGGTGAGCAAGGCAAGTCAGGTCCAGTGATATTCACCAAGGGAACAGTCAACAGATTATCTTCTGAGGCTCGTGAAAGTGAATATGATGAAGGCAACAGGTCTTATTCTTTGTCCCTATCATCCAGTGCTCTACAAAGTATGCATAGTCAACAAGACTTGCGTGAAGTCATGTGTTGGATAGGTAGTGCTTGTAATGATTTGACTAACCCCTTCGTAGCATTTGAAAATGGTGAAGAAATTCCATACGCTGAGAACTCAACTGTATTGGTTTGCGGTAGAATAGCAGTCAAGAGAAAAGATGGAGTCGACATTCCTAATCTGAAAGTAATGGGTGTCTTTGCTCACCCTCGTCGCATTCGACGCAGGGCTACTGGTGGAGACACTGGTCGAGGACAATTCGAGTGAGGTGATAAAGAATGGCTGGTTTCGGTAAAACAAAAGAGGCTGAGAAAAAAGAGGTAGAAGAAGAAAAACTCGAATCTACTCCTGCTCACAAACGCACTGATGATGATGCGTTTGCTTCACTACAGAAAGAACTAATGATGATGGACAATACCCCACAGACTCACATCTTTATGGGTATTGCAGGTCATGACAACACAGGTAAAACTGCGATAGTCACTGACGCATTCGTTAAGGATGATGCAGCGAAAGAACGCAATGAAGAATTGTGGATTATAGACTTTGAAGGTGGAGGGGCTGCTAACAAATCAGCATTCCACTCACACGAGGGTCGAATCAAATGTTGGGAACCGTGGGTAATGCATCGTGGTGATAGAACTGCTTATGACTACCCTGCTACTCACGATAGAGTCATGTCGATATTTCAGTTTGCAGTTGATATAGCACACAAACAGCGTGACCCTGAATACACAGGTACTCGCCTTTGGGGTGTTCATGTCACTGGTGTTGACCTATGGGACAGTGTTTGTGTAAACTGTATGCGAATCGTAGACTTGAACATCGCTAAAGATGGTATTGAAGCAGCCGACTGGAATAAGAAGGTCGGTCATCAATGGGACTGGGCTATTCGTAAGACTCGATTCCATCAACTAACTGGTTTGTGTCGTGCTCTTGTTAAAGCAGGCGTTAGAGTCTTTTGGGAGACTCACCTTCGTCTGACAAACTACACATGGGGTAATGCTGAAAACAGCGACCCTAAGTGGCGACCTGATTGGGAGAAGGCAAGTAATAACTTCGTCTATCAAATCCTAATCTGTGAGCGTAAAGACACTATTGATGATGAAACTGGAGATGTCATACGAAGCGAGTATCAAGTCACCTTCGACAAGAGTAAGACTAACGCTAAACTTCAAGGACAGAAAAGAACTACACTGATTACGGAGGCAGGACAAGAGCCACAATGGTTCGGACTACCCGAACTGTACGATGGCTCACTATGATTAATTTACACACCATGGGGGTTTGCACAGTAAAAACGACAAAGTGTTCCTTCGTATTCTCTCTAACATCCCAAGGCTGCTATATTCCTCGGCAGTCGAGAATCCAAAGGCAAGGTGGAGTTTGCAGGCAATTTCCTTCACCCGTCGTTCCCCCGCCGTGTGTCATTAGGTGATTATTATGACTAAGAAGTGGAAATTTTGGAAGAAAGTCATGCAAGACAAACCATCCACTAAACCTGTGGTTAATGCGTGTGCTCACTGCGGTAAGCATGTACTCAGACAAAGTAAACTATCTGAGTTTGGAGACACGACTGGACTATTACAAAGTAAACTACCAATTGATTTTGATGAGCAAATGACTGAAAGCATAGGATTTGATTCAAAACCTCGTAAGTACAGGGGGATGATTTGATGACTGAGGTTTCTATAGACCGTAAGCAAGCATTGCAGTTTTTGTCATCTTTTGGTAAGAATGTCGGTGACCTAAAAGTGACCTTCGCTATAGATGGTAAGATGACAGCAACAGTTGCTTTCATGTCGCACTATTTTCATAAAGAGCGTCAGGTACAGGGTATCGTTAGAACGGCAGGTACAATCGACATTAGCGAATTGGAGAAGGCATGTAAGTTCCTCAAGAGTGCGAAGAGTGACAATGTGACTCTCAAGCAGTTAGGAAGTGGTAAGACACTTTACATCAATGCAGGAACAACTAAAGTTCAATTCCCAAGTAGCACTGCTATTGTATCATACAGCAAGGTACCATTGATTGAGCGACTCATCAATGATAGTAAAGATTCACAGTGGACTAAGTGGCACAACGCTGAGTTAGAGATTGGCGGTGTTGTCAACATTACTGACCTTTTGACTGTATCAAAGATGCGTGGCATCCTTAACGCCAGTCCGATATTCAAGGTCATAGCCAATGCAGAAGAAGGAGAATTGAGTATTACTGCCGGTAAGCGTCATGAGGCTCGACTCTTTAACACAGTGACTCTAAGTGACCCTGTGGGACCTAACGCTTCTATTGAGTCCACTTACGGACCGTGGTTGATGGAGAACATAGGATTGCTAAGTGAAGGTAATGCGGAAGTTCATTTCGGCTCCAACACTATTCTCGCTGTTGAACAAGATAATGATTTACTCATTGTAGTGGACCAACGGGCGTGAGTCTATGATTGTAGACTGGTATTATCCTGAGTGGTCTGATTCCTTCGGCTCTCCCTCGTTGTATTTGAGAACAAGAGACAAAGATGGGAAACTTACGACTCGCACAATTCATCCTGAGGATGATGATTACATGCGACCATTCTGTTGGATTCCATCAAATACACCAACATGGAGGATAAACAGATTACAGAATCGTATTCCTGATGCTACTATCCATTACGAAGAGAAAGCGACTGGGCGTGACGGTCGACCCTTAATAAAGTTAGAAGTTGACAAACCCAATGACCTTTGGGAAGTCAAGGACTTAATGCCTACCTACGAAGCAGACTTAAATTATCTCGACCAAATCTTACTTCACTTCTATCCTGATGAAGTCCCTGAATTTCATCCTCGTGTGTGGTACTTTGACCTTGAGTGGGACCCTAAAGAAGATTTCACTACAGTCATGGCTGTTGTCGACACTCATGCTGATGTTCCCGTGGTATTCGCTTGGAAGCCTGACATCGACACAATGCAAGTCAATTTCATTGAGCGTGAGGGTGGGTACATACTACACGAGTACGGTAGTGAGGCAGCGATGCATGAGGGATTTATTCAACACATGGAAGCCTGTGACCCTGATATTCTCGTGGCTCACGCTATCATGTGGGCTGACTTACCCCATCTTATGCGTCGTTTAGATGACCCTAACAGATTATCACCACTTGGTCGTGTGAGCAAGCCATTCAAAGAAAATGGCTACAAGGACACTCAACAACCTATCAAGGGTCGTCTATGTTGGGACTCAGCAGCACACTGGAAGAGCGGTAGTGGATTTGAAACACTATGGCAAAAGTCAGGGCGTGGGCAATTACCTAACCGTAAATTGAATACTATCGCTGGTTTATTGGAACTGGGTTCTAAGTTGACTGACGAAATTGAAGGTATGACTGTTCACAATGGGTGGTACGACTACTATGAGCACTTCGTAGATTACTGTTTACGGGACACCACCTTATTAAGCAGCATCGCTGAGAGACTCCATGCTATCGAGTTCTTCGTTGCTATGCAGAAATTATGCGGTGTGTCGTGGGGTAGTACCCACAAAGTGACACGATACTTCCGTGGGCTTGTAGGTCGAAGGACTGATGAAAAGGCACCGAGTGCTCGTAATCAAAACCGTGAACATATGCAAGCAGCCCACATACCTGACCCAATTCCCGGCAGGCACGAAGGCGTGGCTCTTGTGGACTTCGCTTCACTCTATCCTAATATCATTCTCTCAGACAATCTCTCTTACGAGACGAAGCGTGATGGACCCGGACCCGGCATCAAAAGTCTTGGCAACGGTACTCACTGGGACCAAACTAAGAAAGGATTGCTACCTTCTATCGTAGAAGAAATGCTCGACCTCAGAAGAGAGTACAAGCGTAAAATGCGTGAGGCTGAGACAGAAGAAGAAAAGTTGGGCTACAACATGCTCCAAACAGCAGCAAAGGTTGCAGTCAATGCTCTTTACGGTATGTGTGGGATGAAGGCTGTCGACGGTATGTGGATTGACAATGATATTGCATCGTCAATTACATTCCGTGGGCGTGAGGCTATTCGCCATCTGATGAGTGAGAGTGAGGAGATGGGCTACAAGTCTCTCTTTGGTCACACTGACTCGGCATTCATCCAAGTACCGTTTGATGAGGCTGAGGCTTTGGCTGAGCATTTGACAAAGACGGCTCAAGAGAAGTTAGACATGAGTCACATGGATGTAGAACTGGAAGCCTACTTCGATTACTGGACCACTGCTCCAGTTAAGAATCGTTATTTCGGCTACAAAGTATATCCTGAAAGCGATGCTGGTCAATTGAAAGTTTCAGGCTATGAATTGAAGGCATCGAGTTCAGCACCGATTACAAAACAAGTACAGGAGACAGCCATGGATTTAATAGGGCACGGTGCAGATGAAAATGAAGTCACTGAAACTCTCAGAACCTTATCACTTTCAGTAAAGAATGGCGATGTACCTATGATGCACGCCGTTTCTTCCACTCGATTAACAAAGGACCCTGACTCTTACGATTCACCTACACCCGGTGCCAAGGCTGCGATGTATTACAATCAGCATTGCGAAGGCGAGAGGTGGAGAAAGGGAGACAGCGTCACTTGGACCTATGTCAAAGGAGTCAAAAACGGTGTACCTGACTATGTCACTATCAAGGGTGAAGATGTACCTGTTCGCTTCGTAGCATTCAGGGAAGTAGAAGAGTTGGCTAATTACATTGTTGACTGGGATAAAGTGCTTGATGTACTTGTTAAATCTAAACTAAAGCGACTTTACGAAAGTGTAGGATGGGACATATCAGCAGCAGCAGGAGATGTTGTACCTAAAGCATATTGGTGATAAAATGATGAGCAAAAAACGGATAAATAAAATGATTGACAAAGGAGAGGTGCTTTTTGTAGAGAGTAGAAACTTTACAAAATATGCTTTTAGAGATGGAAGTAAGAATGAAATATGGATAGAGTGGCATAACGATTTTGAGCATGTTCATCCGAAATCACAATGGTTAGTCAAACTCTTAGTAGACGCTCGTAAAGAACTAACAAGTCTAATGTTTTATAGAGCATGGAGACATCGTAATGCTCGAATAAAAGGTAAAGAGAAGCCTAAGACATTTGAAGAAGCGGAAGGTCGTATTGCTTTTCTTGAGAAGCAAGTATCTAATTTTGAAAAAGCAGAAAAAGCACGACTGAAAACTCAAATAACCATGAATAATTTAGTAAGAGAAGATGTCTTTAAAGAGAATTATAAACTTAGGAAAGAACTCCATGAATTTAAATTACAAAAATGGTTGAAAGGTGAAGAGGAATGAGATGGGGATTTTTGAAAAACTGGTTTAAAAAAGAAGAGAAAGAAAATGAAAGTGCAAATGAAAGTATCTATGATAAAGCAAAACGATTGTATGGAGTTGAAGAAGAATGAGTAAGATAGAAGACAAAGTATGTGAGAAGATTCAGCAACGGGCTGAGGTTGGTAAGGTCAAGTACGGAGTGACGATGGAAGAAGAAGTCCTATCTATCCGTGAATGGTTGAACCATCTCCAACAGGAACTGATGGATGCAGCAGTCTATGTTGAGAAATTATTGGAGTTGGTCGAATGAGTAAAGATTCCCCTACAATACACAAACCTGATGAGATGAGAGAAGCCTATGAAGCATATAGAGAAGAAAAACAGGAAAGTGAATACTTAGAAGGTATGAGAAGGAAAGGATATACTTCAAAGTTTTCTACTGAAGATACAAGATATGAAATTATAATAGTACCCTTACCGGGTTGTATATCCTACGCACTTATGTTTCAAGGAGAGGTAGTAGTAAATGAAATAATACACCCTCCCGAATACCCAACATGGAATCAAGGTTTTCCCGATTATAATCTTATAGAAATTTTATCTCAAAGTAAATACTTCAATCTTGCTTGTGATGTGGCTCGTAGGGCTAATGGAAACGGACAATCGAAAAGGGCTATTGGAAGTAAAAAACAATGTAATGTAACTAACTCTAAAGGTAATCCTTGTAAAAATTATAGAATGAAAGGCTACGATAAATGTGTCACTCACAATACGGAGTATTTGAAATCTAAAGGTGAAAAACAATGAGATTCAATCCTAATCCCGAAGGGGGCAACAACGAGCGTGACGGCTATCAACACAAGGACTTACTCAAGTCTTATGACAAGAGCACATACGCTTGGGACCCTGATATGAAAGATAAGATTCTTCGTGTCACTAAGTCATCAGTTGGCACATTCGATTGGTGTCCTCAACAATATTATTTTCAAAACATCCTCGGCTTGCGTGGTGAAGAGCAAGACTATCACATTCGTGGGTCTAATGTTCACGATGCTGTAGAATACTGGTGGAAGGCTATGGAAGAAGTCGTAGAAGAAGTCTACGACTTGATTGAGGCTGGTGATAAAGACACAGCACTCGGCTTATGCATCGACACTTTGCCAACTCCTCCTGAACCTTACATCTACGGTGAGCCGGAGCAACTACGCCTTTATGTCAAGTGGCAGTTTGAAAGGCTGTGTAATTGTACTCGTGATGAAATCAAAGACTGGTTTCCAGTCGGTAATGAGACTGAGATACACGCTACAAGAACTGTGACTGCTTCTGATGGTACCGAAGTACCTATACACATGAAGGGCTACATTGACCGAATGTTCACTGATGATGACCGAATGGGCATCATTCTCATGGAATTAAAGACTGGTAAGTGGAGCAAGTACAAGCCTGCTCAAATGCGTGCTGAAATGCAGTTCTATCGCATGATGTTGGAGCACAGCCCTCACATGGAATACTTACCAGTGATAGGTTGGGGGTGGCAATTCCCCGGCGGAGGCATTAACGGTGGCGACGGTCCTATGTGGGACTATGAACCAATCAAAGGACCCGGTGGTCGATATGCACCGAAAACCGTAGAAAAACGGATAAAGGCTCTTGTCGACGCACATTTGAAACGAGATTTTCCAGCCGATAAGAACGAGCGTAAGTGTGCTTATTGCGACTTTATGGAACGCTGTCCTGCTTGGATGGGAGACTACAAAATTGGAGATGATGAATTATGAAATCAAGAAAAGAATTGAGAAGAAAAATAGACGAAGTTGAAGAGCGACTACGAGAAGAAAGACCCCATGATGGCTTTACTGTCACCTATGGTTTACCAACGGGTCCTTTCACTATTGTAGCCTCTCGACCGATGAGACAAACAACGCTGGATGAGTTTATGGAATTAAGTGAGCAACCACTTACTATACTACCTGATAAGGTGTATGACTTCCATATTACTATCCATCCATCTCAATTATCGAGCGGTGAACTTGACAAAACTATTGACACTATTCTCACTACTATTAGAACAAACTATCCGTCACACAAGGAGTGAACTTCATGTCCTTCATTCGCTTAGACTTCCCACGAGAAGTCTTAGAAATCGGTAGCAATGGAGCACAGGGCGGTCGATTTATTGTACGGTCTTGGAGTGAATTAGAGCGATATTGGAAAGGAAAGAACGGAAGCGGAAATGCATACTTTACAGCCTACGGTTATCGTGCCACTAAGCCTCCTCGTAATCACCGTGTAGATTATGACACACCAGTAATTCATCATTTCATTATGGACTTTGACTGTAAGGATTTCAAACAACGAGGTGCAGATGTAGAGTTCTCATACATGCACGAACAGGTTAAAAGGCTGCATCGTTTTTTATTGAGCGAAGATATTCGACATTTTGTATGGTTCAGTGGTGGAGGTTTTCACATTTGGGTAGCCCTATCTGAAACTTACATGCCTACATCAGCACAAGAGGTTCGTCGCATCAAAGAAGGTGGGCGTAATCTTATGGCTCAATGGCATAAGAAGTTGGAACTGGGATGTAATGACCCTGCTGTAGCATTCGATACAAGCGGTATGATTCGCATTCCTAATTCATACAACGCTCGTCGTGGGTGCTGGAGCATACCACTGATGAGTAGAGAAGTTCTTGAACTAAATCACGATGGTTTAATGGAACTGGCTCAAGAGGCTCGTAAAGGATATATTGAACATGGTAGCAAAGGTGCTGATATTAAATTACCTGAGCGTAAGAACTTCTTCAAGCGAGATGTAGAAAAGGTTGACCATCTTCCCGATGTCACTCTTGATGACATTGTCGTTTTGCCGTGTTTATCGTCAGCACTTGGAGTAGGAAACCCTACTCATCGTCATCGTTTACATCTCGCATCGTATCTCGCTGCTCGTTTCAGATGGTTCTTTAGACCTGAGGCAATTAGTAATGAAGATAGAGCGGAGCATGTAGAAAGATTATGCGACATCATTGCCAAACAAGGTTGGGTTGATTTCAAAGAAGAGATGACGAGAATACAAGTTGAAAGCATTATTTACGGTGGTGACGGTAAATGTGGACTGGATGCTCCACGATGTTCTACCATAGAGCGAGATGGGTTTTGCGTAGGTCGATGTAGATACTACGACGGTACAATACAGGAGATAGAAGCATGAAAAAATACGAATATAAAACAACTAAAGGATTTCTAAGAGGAATAAAAATAACAACTGAGGAACATATTAGAACAGACAACTGGGAAGTGACTTGGTTAGATTCTGAATTTATTGAATTGCTACTACACCTCGATGAAGTTTGGAAGACACCAAGGCGACTAATGAAGCATATGTCAATAAAGAAATCGTCGTCTGAAATAAAAGCATTCTTGAAATATCTACTTGAAGAGGGATTCATAGAGAAAAGAAAGATAGCACACAAGCATATTGAGTACAGAAGAGTCTTTCAAAACCCAACTCACTACGGTGGTGATGTCTGACAATGCCGAAGCCTGACCTCATTATCGACAGCAATGAAAGAGGTTCATTATGTGACTCTATCATTCGTAAAGCACAGAAAGCAGGCTTAGCAGTAGCAAGACAATCATTAGTTGTAGGTGATTACCTTCTTGGTTCAGCCTGTGTTGAGGCTAAGAGCATAAGTGATTTGTTTCAGTCCAGCCATAGTGGTCATCTGTGGCGACAGTTAGAGAACATGGATGCCAACTACGAGCGATTCTTTTTACTCATACACGGGAGCGTAGCAAAGCATGTAGCGTTAGCCCAAAGAAATGGTAAGAAATTATCACACAGTAGAGTACAGAATGAATTGACTGGCACGATTGCTCGGATTATGGCTGATTTCGATTGTCAGGTATTCTACACCCCTAACATCAGCGAGGCTGCTCTTTTCGTGACTAAGTTGCACGACAAATTACACAAACCAGCGAGTAGTCATGGAGCGAAAGCAGTGCGTCGAGTTTCTACAAATGATGTTAGAAAGGATGTCTTACTCTCTATACCCGGTATCGGACCTGACCTTGTAGAACGATTACTGGATAAATGCGGTAATATCGAAGAGATGATGTTTCCTGAGGCTCTCAAGCAAGTTAAGGGATTAGGTGAGCAGAAACGCCGGATGATTATCGAAGTTTTGACCAGTGAAAGTCCCGTTCACATACAACGCACTGTTCGCAGGTAGTTTTTAAAGCAGCATCATAACTGTATAGGTTGTAAAGGTTGTAAAGCATTTAGTTTAGTTTATATACAGGTAGTTGATGAGGTAGAATTATGCGAGTAGCGACGGATTATCAAGCGGTGAAGAAATTCGATTTCTTCAAAGGTTATGTAGAGCAGTTTGGACAAGTGAGTATTGACAATGACATCCCTGCGATGTTATCGTTCTTCTTTATTCAAGGTCAGGTAGCAGCACCTTATGTGAGAATACCTTGGGGTAATACCCATCTTGACCCCCGTGTTCATTGTTTCATTATTCAGCCATCGAGAACTGGTAAGTCGATTGCATGGGAGTTTGTGGGTGATGTATTGAAAGATTGCGGTCTTGATAGCGACGCTTACACGAGTGGGTCTGATGCAGGTCTTATCGGAGGTGTCACTACTGAAACAATAGTGAATGATGAAGGGAAGAAAGAGCAGATAACAGTACAGACTGATGGTATGCTCGCTGGTCAGAAAGCACTCAATTTTGATGAAGGGAGTATTATTCTCAATCCCGGTAAACATTCACAAGAGACAGTATTGTATCTTCAATCAGCCTGTAATCCGATAGGTAGCAACTCAAACATTCTTGTCAAGCACTTGAGCGGTAGGCGTATTGAAACAGAATCATTAGTATCGCTTTGGATTACAACCTACCCGCCTAAAGGAGTTAAAGAGTATGTTTTGACTAAGGGTATTTTCCAAAGAGTCCTACTTTATTGGTCACACTGGGACATGGACCGTAGAAAACAAGTGTCTCAAATTCGTATGCAAAGAGCCTTTAGAAAAGGAGAAGAGTCCACAGTTTCTTATGATGATATTGTCGACTATTTTACTACTCTTGAGAAGCGACTGGCTGAGCGTGTTCGTGCTCTCACTGAGACAACATTCACTGAATGGGATAGCATGACTCGTGAGCAACAAGAGGAACTCGTTCAGTCTTGCATGTATGATATGTTCACTGTCGATGAGTCCTTCCATGTTGCTACTTACGATGTGGTTGATGATTTTTACAGTCTGCTTAATGATTTAAATTTCGCAATCGCTGATGTCGTTGCATCATTCATACCCGCTATGGAAAATTATTCTGTCATTCTTGCTACTCACATTGCGATGATGGATGACTCGTGGGTAATCACAGGTGAGCATCTTGATATGGCTAAGGACATTCTTTATGACCTCTTCAAGAATCTCATTCAATGGCTTGAAGGTGAAGTTGAAGTTGGTGCTAAGAAGGTCGAGAAAGAGCAACACAAGAAGGACTGGATGGCTGCTTTCAATAGCGTTTCATCAGTTGAACTGGACAAGCGTGGTGATGGCTGGCGTAAGAAATCAGCAATTATCAAACAATATTGTCTGCAACAACATGTCACTAAAGCCACAGCATTCAAGAAGTTCAATGACTGGGCTGCACATATGTTTAACGCAGCGAAAGATGGTGCAGTAGTTTACATTCGTTTGAAGGAGGCGGAAGCCTGATTTGTATAGGGTGCGAAGAATACTTCAAGGGTGTATGGGGAGACTCATATTGCCCAAGATGTTGGGAGGCAGTAAGATGAGTAAAGTAATGGCATTAGATATTGAAACTGGGAATTATTCGTATGAAATCGGAGGTTGGGATAAACACAGCCTGTTTGAACCTACAGTTGTAGCAACATGGGATGGTGAAAAAGGCGATGTCTTTAGTAAAGAAAACATTGACATGGCTATCGCTGATGTGCATGAACTACACCCTCGTACACTGGGTGACCACCTACAAAAACACATAGACAACGGTGGTGTTATACTCGGACATAACATTAAGAAATTCGATTTACCAGTGCTAAACGCTGCACTGGACTGCTGGACTGCTGGCGATTTGATGACTAAGGCGGAGAGTGTTATTGACACTAAACTCCTCATCGCTAAGGCTGGTGGGACTAACATAGCGACGAGTCTTGAAATGCTCGCTCGCAACACTTTGAACATCGGTAAAAGTATGACAAGTGCCGATGCTCCTGAATCATGGAGAGCAGGTCGTTATCTTGAGGTAGCGGAATACTGCTTAAAAGACGCTCAATTGACTTATGATTTGTACCAATACGGTAAAGAAAACGGAGTGATAAAAAGTCGCTCTCTCGATGATGGGTCAATTGTAGAAATAGAGGTAGATTGGAATGACTGAAAACAAAAATCATAATGCACAACGATTGAACATAGAGGCGGTAAAGCGTATCGTAGGAACAGTGAGAACTACACTTGGTCCTATGGGTATGGATAAGATGATGGTCGACGGTGGCGGTAATGTCATCGTCACAAACGACGGTGCTACTATTCTTCGTGAATTAGATAGTGCTCACCCTGCTGCGAAGATGATAGTAGAGGTGTCAAAAGTCCAAGAGACAAACTGCTATGATGGTACTACCAGTAGTGTAGTGCTTGCTGGACAACTTCTAAGCAACGCCGAAGGATTATTTGACAAAGGTCTGCACCCTAATGTAGTCAACAAAGGATATACTAAGGCTCAAGCAATGGTGCTTGAGGAACTTCCTAATCTCATAGTTGAAGGTGACCGCTCATTACAGGCTATTGCTCGCACTGCTATTACTGGTAAATCATTAGAAGCATCAGAAGATAGAGTGGCTCAACTATGCGTAGATACAATTCGTGCCGTTGGTGACGCAGCAGATGTCCGTGTGCTCGCTGCTCCCGGTGGCTCATTGAATGACTCTTATCTGTTTGAAGGAGTAGTAGTCAACAAAGATTTCGTTTCTACTGATGGGGTCTTTGACGGTAAATCTGAGGTTGAGGTTCTTTTCATCAACAGTGGTTTAGAGGAAGAAAAGCAAGACGGTAATGTTCAAGTTCAAGTTGATGCATCTTCATACAGCAGTTTGAAGAAAGCAAGCCGTGAAGAAATGCTTGAATCAGCAAAGCACATTGTAGCAAGTGGTGCTAAAGCAGTGTTTGTGCGTGATGGAGTGCATGATACTATTGTGCAATATCTGCATAAGCGTGGTATCTTTGTTTGCCGTCGTGTACCTTCGAGCACAATGAAAAGATTAAGCAATGAGTTTGGTGTAAAGCCATACCACATCCCCGAAGAAGATATGGATGTTAGTAAGGCAGTTATTGAGCGACGAAAGTACAATGATGTTGACTATCTCTTTGTGAGCAGCAGTCTTGCGTCAAGTGAGGCTACTCTTGTTTTATTTGGTGCTACTCAATCCACTCTCGATGAAGTTCAGCGTGGGTTTGATGATGCTCTCGGAGTAGTATCATTAGTTGCTAATGGTGATGACATATGTTATGGTGGTGGTTCTACCTACCTTGCTCTTGCTTCATCGCTAAGAAGTAGAGCAGCCGAAGTAGGAGGTCGTGCTCAGATGGCTATAGAATCTTATGCTGATGCTCTTGAGTCTATACCCGGTACAATTGCTGAAAATGCAGGTCACGATGCTTTAGATACAGTTCTCGCTATGCGACACGCAGGTCTACCTTTTGGTCCTGATGTTGAGTCAGGCGGTATCATGGACATGGGTGAATCCCAAGTGTTTGAACCAATGTCACTTATTCGCAGTGCTATTACCAGTGCAACAGAAGTCACTACTGCTATCCTAAGAATTGATGACATCATAGGTAGGCGTGGTGAATAATGGCTGAATGTATAATTTGTAAACGCTCTTTCATGCGGTCGCATCTTGTAGATGGTGATTGGTGCATAGATTGTTGGGATGAAGATAATGGGTCGGCTACTGGACAAAATGAAAGTTAAGTGTCGCCGTTGTGAGCACGAGCATATTCCTCGTCGCTTGCAGGCTCGCTTTCTTGACGGTGACAAAGAGCGTGTAAGCCTTTGGTGTTGTAAAGAATGCAGCCATCTATGGATTGATAGTGCTTTCAAATCCTGAGCATCATCATGGTATAGCACCGTGTTGTGCTGCTACAACTGCTGCTATTCTTTGGATGGCTTGTTCTATTGTGAGAGGTGGAGCACCTACCCAATTGGCGGGATTAGCAGGATTGTAAACATCTGCTCCTGCTTGACCCGATAATACATAAGCAACATCAGCAAGAGTCGAGGCTGCTGTTAAATCTCCATTACTGTCAGCAACCAATACTGCACTTGTCACGGCTGATTGACGGATAGTTCCTGTCACATCTAAGGCTTGAGCGGGAGAAGTAGTTCCAATACCCACATTACCATCCATTGTCATTTTGTGGTCTGTGCCGTCTTTATCAGAATAAACATGAAGAACAGAATCAGTAGTTCCGACTCTAAGAATCCTAAAATTACCATCAACTGATGTATCTGAATCTCTAAAGATTCTAAGTAGTTGTTCGGTTCCTGTTGCGGTGGAAACAGGACTTATATCGAATGTTACAGGTTCAGATGCAGTATTATTAATCGCTTTTAATCTTGCTTGAGAATCAACAACCGCAGTTAATTCTGCATGTCCTGTTTGCCCTGTTTCTTGCACTCTTATTGTAGGATTAGAAGCCCCTTCAATATGTAATTCCGCAGAAGGAGAAGTAGTTCCAATACCCACATTTCCATTTCCGTCAATTCTCATCTTTTCGCTAATAATATCTGTTGAAATGGTAGCATCATGAGTAAAAAATGCTAATCCTCCAACATCTGCATCCGAACCTGTTTGAACACCTGCGATAGAACCGAATGGTCTTCCCGAATTGATTTTAGTAAAAGTCATACCAACAGATTCATTATCATCGGCTTGAGTTCCACCTGCTTGTTCAAGAATAAGTGTAGCGGTATTGATTGCACTTGTAGGGTCAAAATTTGCACTTGATTTAATATGCAAATCAGCAGAAGGAGCAGTTTCACCAATACCGACTTTTTTATTCCCATCAATTCTCATTACTTCATTTAATGGGTCATTATACAAATCGCTTGGACCTTTTGTTTTGAAAGCAATATATCCCTCAAAATTATTAGAATTTGCACCCGCCATAGCAATTTCACTTAATGAAGTAGTGCTACCGCTATTTCTTAATTTAAGGACTCTTTCAGTTGTTCTATCAGTAGTGGTTAAAGAAATATTACCATCTTCAACATCTAATCTCTCATCAGCAGTAACATTTTGATTTAGTCGAATACCTACATTTCCTGTTGAACCATCAATACGCAATACTTCGGTTGGAGTTCCACCATCGTTAATTTTGAAAATAATATCTTTATCTTGTGCTGTATTTTCAACAATAGCATCATTAGATGATGTTGAAAAATCTAACCCTGCTTCTGTTTCAACTGCGGCAACGGCATCTGCATCAGCGTAAGCAGTAGCACTGGGTGCTACACCATCTAACTTAGTTTTATCAGCACCTGTCATTAAACCTGAATCACCACCAGCAACTACTTCCGTGATAACGGCATTAGTACCTGTGCTACTACTAACTGTTCTTGTACCCGCATCGTAAGCAAGGTCTGTAGAAGGAGCAGCAGCAGCAGCCCCGGCAGCGTCTACGAAGCCTGCATCGTTGTTGAGTTCACTGATGTCATCATTCTCACGCATGACACTCAATGCACCATGCTTGAGCCGGTCACTGTCATTATCGTCAAGCCATAGTGTGTTGGCATCAACAACACCTGCATCAGCAGCAGCCGGATTGCTCGTTTGTGGGGTCAACTCAAGCCCAGTAGGGTCAATTAGACCAGTCACTGTCAACTTACCGTCGACGGTAAGTTCGTTGGCTGCTGTGTCGTATGATAGCGTCGAGTCACTGGTAAATCCACCGGCACCGTCAGATAATTGCACAAGCCCACTGGTTCCACTTGAAGTAGTAGCAACTGTACTACTGAATAGTACCCGCTTCCAATTAGTACCATCGTATGCGAACATAATAGCATCACCAGCAGTGATAGCCTGATTCAAACCAGTGCTGTCAAATGTCACTGTACTACCACTCGGTACTGAAACAAATACACTATGTCCGGGCGGGAAAGTACCGCTTGGGTTTAGATTGATAGTTGTTGATGGCGTTAAAACAAATACACGGTCACCATCAAAAGTAAAAGTTTGATTTGACCCCGGACTCGATACATCAATGTTAGTAGGTCCAAGTAAGTGTGTATGACGGTTTGCACCTGCTTTAGCACTGTAGTACAACATGGATTCACCATCACTGTTGAATGATTGCCAAATAATACCGTTGTCACCAAAGGTACCAGTCTGTCCTGTGTGAACTTGAGACAACGCCGTATGACCATTTATTCCAGTAGTCGATGAAATAGTGCCATCACGAACAGGCGATAAGTAAAGAGGTGTAGGTCGGACAAACACTCTTTTGTCGTTAAATTCACTAAGCGATTCAATGTTCAAAGTACCTACTGTGCTACCACCAGCATTTGTAGCACGAACAGTACCGAGCACTACCGATTGACGATTGTCACCAGCACCACTACCTGTCTTTAGATAAGCAGTAGCACTACCTGTGATAGATGGATAAGCACCCACGGCAGTGGTAATGTTTGTAGTCTGAGATACTTTCAAGCCATCAGGTGTAGCGATGACGACAAATAGACACTCTTGACCACTACTTAGTGCTGTAAAACTACCTAACATCTCAGCAGTGCCAGTCAAGTTTAGAGTGACGGTAATGTCGCTACCACCACCTATAGCGTAAAGTACACCATCGAGAATGACATCACACGCCTTGACGACGAACTGATTAGCAGCAGCACCAGCACTAATTGAGCCGGGTAAATCAGGAGGGTCATTACGGTCAGAATCACCATAGGCAGTGTCATGAGGAAGTAATATACCATTACCATGTACCCCTTCGTAAAGATTTGTAAGTGATGGTGATAGTATATGGTCGCCGTCTTTTAGTCCATCATTAGTTCCATCTGTATGCCCCGAAATAGGATTGTTTGTACTCATTATTTCACCTCAATTAATATCTGTATTCTCAACTCGTTTTGACTTGTTTTTAAGACTGGTAATATTGTATGTCGTGCTACTGGGATAAACGAATCAGCACCACGAAATTGCACATAAACTTCTTTTAGAGTGTCGCTAAAAGATTCTGTCGCTGGTATAAATCCTTCAACAAGAATTGTACTGTCATCGACAATACGGACTGTTGGATTTATTGTTATTGCCGGTCGACCAGCAGAACCGTCTGAACTTGTTGAAGGTGTACCATCGAATCCAATAACCATTTCATTGATATTACTCACTATTGTATCAAGCAATGTTCTTTTTATGTGGTCGCTTACTGGCATCATGTATCACCTCGTTGTACTATTGGTGTAGTTTTACTTCCACCCACTGTTTCTTCTTCACTACTACCACCGATAACACCCCTATTCATTGCTCTTCCTATTATAAAGCCTGATGTACCGTGTCCTTGAATGGTAATGATTGGCACAGTGACGATTTTAATTTCACCGAATAGAGACAAATTTTCTTCACTGATTTGCTCAACAATTTCAGGTCTACTTCCAGTGTTTTGAGCACCTTCAATAATACCTTGAAGCACTCCCTCTATACCACTGTCTACTGTTAAGAATACAAGGTCAGCACTGTTATTCGTTAGATTATGTCTAACCTCAGTGAGAATGCGTCTTTGACCTTCATACTCAATAATTTTACCGGGGCGTAAGTCCCATGCATTTGGGTGACCTGAACTTGTTTTGTTCCCGCTCAAAAGATTGTTTGCTTTCAAAATACTTCGTGCAACTCTTCTCGCTGATTCATTATTACGGACAGTAAAATCTTCGATAACTTGCGGGTCTTGTTGAACATCGTTTTTGCTTTGACGCTCAGCATCTTTAACCTCAGCATAGGCTATATCGTTAACAGAAAGTGGCTGACCTTGTACTACTATGACATTGCTTGTGTTTTCAATTGGGTTTGTGCCAGCAGGTCCTCCTCTTTCGTTTGCGTTAACGAATCGACCTGCCTCACTAAAGTTGAATGGAACATATAACAAGTTCCCAAATCGCTCAAAGTAGACAATATGACCGTCATGTCTACCAAGGAATCTTAAGGCAGTGACAAGATTAACACCGTAGAAATCAGTAGCAACAAATCTTGTAGTGTAGCGACGACGGTCACTACCTGAATTAGATGGAGAAAGAGGTAGTGCTATGTTGACTGATGTTAAGGAGTCAGCAACATCTCGACCGAGACGCATAGCCATGTCAGTAGTTCTAAATCCAACATCAATAGGTTGGGCTGCATACCCTGCTGTAGAGCCAAATCCTAACTCTTTGAGTGTTCTACCTTTCATATTACGAATTGAGAATGTAGAACCTTTATTTCCAGTGGAATGAGCACCTATTGATAGCCTTTCAGTTTGCGTATCTATAGAATAAAGCATCTTCAAATTATTTAAAGCAACATCGTTTTGAAAATCTGTTCCCATATAGAAGATAGAAGATGTCGATGAGTGACCGGGAGTGGCTGTATGAGTCAAAATTATGTTGTCCTCTCTTTCGTCTATTGTGTAGGAATGAGTAGATGCTACTGCGTAAGTTGTAGTCTTACGCTTGTTGATAGTGACTTTGGCTTGAGTTGTACCTTGCATAGCAATCTCACCAAGATGGAGTGCGTTGTCTATGAATACAGGCTTACGCACTTGCTTCATAACTACATTACTGTCACCAGTTGTGCGTTGCTGTGCGAGATAAGGCATCAGGCATCACCACTGTGGTCAGATGTATTGTAGGTCACATCGCCCTTATGCCCTTTACTATGTAAAGACTGACTAAAACGAGGTTTGATTCCATAATCCTTACCGCTACCAGTACGACGAGGAGCATCGCTACGGTAATGTTGTAGTGTATTTTCACTAACAAGTAGTCGAGTGACGGTACTTTTGAGTGTGTTAACATCGAAACCAGTCACCCCTGCTCCGGGCAACTTAGGACCCTTAGAGACAGGAACAGTATCGCTACTACTCTCCATGAGATATACCGGCTGATAAGGAGCATTACCATCGGGAATAGTAGCACGCATGTAAGAACCTGCCCCACCGTTAGTTGACTCATATGTAAATAGACCATACTTACCACCAGCAGTAGCAGTGTAGTATGTACT